GGTTTTTTTATATTTATATGTACACACCGCGAGTAGGAAAGACTCGTAAATAAAACCATAAAACAACTTAATTATTAACATTTAAAAGGAAAAGAAAATGGCACTAGACATTAATGCAATTAGAAGTAGACTAAACAAACTACAAAACACTCAAAAGAAAACCGAAGCGTTGTGGAAACCCACACCCGGTAAACATCAAGTTCGTATTGTTCCTTACAAATTCAACAAAGACAATCCATTCATCGAACTTTATTTTCACTACAACATTAACAACAAAACTTATCTATCTCCAATTTCATTTGGCAGACCTGACCCTATTGTAGAGTTTGCTGACAAGTTGAAACGTATGGGTGATAAGGAAGATTGGAAAGCAGCAAAGGCAATGGAGCCAAAGTTGAGAACTTTCGTACCTATTATTGTTAGAGGTGAAGAGGGAGATGGTGTACGTTTTTGGGGATTCGGTAAAACTGTATATCAAGAAATTCTTGGATATATTGCAGATCCAGATTATGGAGATATTACCGACCCAAATGCTGGTAGAGATTTGACTGTTGAATATGTATCCGCAGAAGATGCAGGAACATCGTATCCAACCACTACTTTAAGAGTTAAACCTAACCCAACACCAGTTTCAGATGATTCGGCAAAGGCAAAAGCGTTCATTGATGAACAAACTGCAATTACTGAATTGTATCAAGAACTTTCATACGATGAATTGAAAAACGTATTGGAAAGTTGGTTAGATCCTACAAAATCAGCTCAAACTACAAAAACTGAAAAATCAGTAACAGAAGAAACTTTATCAAACAAATCCGTTTCACACGATATGGGTGGAAGTAAAGTTACTGAAGAACCTAAAAAGGTATCTAAATCAACTTCAGAAGTAGAAGCTGCTTTTGATGATTTATTCAACTCTTAATTTAAAACAAATTTATGGCAAAAAAACAAGACTTGGATTTAGCAGACATCCTTGCGGATGAACTAAATAAACAATCCAAAGACCAGAAGGTAGCTTTCTTTCTTGATGGAGATGAAGCACCAACCAACGTAGATGGTTGGGTATCTACCGGATGTGCAATGTTGGATGTGGCAATATCCAATCGACCGTATGGTGGTTTGCCAGTAGGTAGAATAGTAGAAGTAACGGGTTTGGAACAAAGTGGTAAATCACTTCTTTCTGCACATTTACTCGCTGAAACCCAAAAGTTGGGCGGAGTAGCTGTGTTGATTGATACCGAAACTGCGGTGAGTAGAGATTTTTTAGAAGCAATCGGTGTGGATGTTTCTAAACTTCTATATGTATCAGCAGATTCAGTAGAACAAATCTTTGATTTTACCGAAACTATTATTGAGAAAGTTAGACAAACGGATAAAAACCGTTTGGTAACTATCGTAACCGATTCAGTTGCAGCGGCATCAACTAAAACCGAATTAGCAGCGGATTATGGTAAAGATGGATATGCTACTGATAAAGCAATCATCATTTCAAAGGCGATGAGAAAGATTACCAATATGATTGGTAGACAGAAAATTCTTTTAGTTTACACAAACCAACTTCGTCAAAAATTAAATGCAATGGCATTTGCTGACCCTTGGACAACTTCTGGTGGAAAAGCTTTAGCATTCCACGCTTCAGTTAGATTGAGATTAAAAGGAATGGGTCAGATTAAGATGAAGGTTGGTGGACAAGATAAAATTGTGGGAATGAAAGTTCGTGCACAAGTTATCAAAAACCGAATGGGGCCACCATTGAGAGCAGCAGATTTCGATATTTTCTTTGATAGGGGTATTGATAACTATGGTTCTTGGTTAAGTGTTATGAAAGAAAACAAAGTTGTAAAACAGGCAGGTGCGTGGTATGAATATACCGATACCGAAACTGGAGAAGTTATCAAATTTCAATCAAAAGATTTCATTGGTATAATGGAAGATAGGGTTGATGTTAGAGAACAAATTTACAAAAAGATTTGTGAACAAACAATTCTTCAATACAAATCAGACACAATGGATATTGAAAATATGGAAATTGATGGTGAAATGATTGGAGAAGATTAAAAAAAGGTTATATGAGCAAATTATCAGAAATGTTAAAAGCTACTGCAGTTGCAGATAAAGCTAAAGCATTATTAAGTTTGGAATTATTAGAAAATAAAGCTGTAGGTATCGGAGATCATTCAACCGAAGATTTTTATAAAAATGCAGAAGATGCATTGAAAATGTTGGTGGATGCGGATGATAGATTAGAAGCAATTGAAAAATATTTTCCAATTAAATAATGAAAGAACTCTATAAAAACATATTGAATTCAGTTGAGACAGAACATTCTCAAAATATCGATAAACACAAGAATTCTCGTGTATTAGTTATCGATGGGTTAAATACATTTATACGATGTTGGTCATCCATTCCCACAATGAATGATGATGGTGATCATGTTGGTGGTGTAGTTGGTGTTCTTAAATCAATAGGATATGCAATCCGAATGGTTCAACCGACAAGATGTATTGTAGTGTTTGATGGTAAGGGTGGCTCTCAACGGAGAAAAAAGAGATTTGATGGGTATAAAGCTCAAAGAGACTCAAATAAACTCCGTGTAAATCGTCAATATTCTGATTTAATGAATGATGAAGATGAGAAGGAATCGATGAAACGCCAATTCGTTTGGTTAGCAAAGATTTTGGAATATCTTCCGGTTACAACAATGATTTACGATGGTGTTGAGGCTGATGATGTAATTGCTTATATCACAACTCAATTACTTAATGAGAATGAACAGGCGGTGGTAATGTCTACTGATAAAGATTTCCTCCAATTAGTGGATGATAAAACCATCGTCTGGTCACCTACCAAAAAGAAAATTTACAACAAAAAAACAGTAAAAGAGGAATTTGGTATTGAATCAAAAAATTTAATTTTATACAGGATATTAGATGGTGATACATCTGATAATATTCCTGGTGTATATGGATGTGGAATAAAAACTCTTATTAAAAGATTTCCTGAATTAACTGAAGATAAAAAACTTTCAGTTGATGATTTACTACAACTTTGTGAAACAAAACAAGTAGAAACAAAAAATAAAATAAAATTGTATAATGAAATTATCGAATCAAAAGAACAAATTTTGATGAATAAAGAATTAATGCAGTTAGATGATCCTGATATAAGTGGTGTAATAAAAATGCAAATATTAGATAGATTTAATGAATCCATCGAACCACTTAACAAAATTGATTTTATTAAAATTTTACTTAAATACAAAGTTGTAAATAATTTTGGAGATATTAATGATTGGCTAAAAACTACATTCGGAAACTTTGTAGTTGATTAATATGATACAAGATTTTA